CGCACAAGTTGTTATAACAGAAAGAGTAGTCTCATGAACTGCTTGCCGCAATAAGGCTTCCAACTGGAAGCGCCTTGCCATAATTTATAAAGCAGGTGCAATCATGCCGAAGAAAGATTCGGGCGTAACGAAAGAAAAAACATCAAAAATCGTTAAAAAGATTTCCGCCTCTGAGTGCGGTACCGGTGTGCTGTGTACAACGAGGTCGGGCAAGCAGTACCAGATCAGCCAAAATCCAGAAAAGAAGAAGCATACGCTATGGCGTATTGTGGATGGCGGATATGAGAAAATTGCGACTGGGGATTCGCCCTATGATCTATACCCTTTAATTGATTGGGACAAATAAATCCAAATATGCTGCTATGGTGGAATAGGCAGACGCGCCAGCTTGAGGTGCTGGTGGGAGAAATCCCGTATGGGTTCGAGTCCCATTAGCAGTACCAACATGGTGCGTTGGACGAATTGGGTAGAGTCACCACCCTTTCAAGGTGGAATTTCCGGGTTCGATCCCCGGACGCATCACCAAAGCAACCCAAATTGGTTGCAAAATAAAAATGCAACCATAAATGGTTGCTGTATATGGCGTGTTAGCTCAGAAGAGTAGAGCGCCGGCCTGTCACGTCGGAGGTCACGGGTTCAAGTCCCGTACACGTCGCCATTTTTATAGGGGTTTGGTGTAATTGGTAGCACTCCGGTTTCCAAAACCGACGTAGGTGAGGGTTCAAGTCCTTCAACCCCTGCCATGCTGACATAGCTCTAATGGTAGAGCGGTTGCTTCGTAAGCAATAGGTTCAGAGTTCGAGTCTCTGTGTCAGCTCCATATGCTGGTGTAGCTCAGTCGGTAGAGTGGCTGATTTGTAATCAGTAGGTCGGGGGTTCAAGTCCGTCCACCAGCTCCATATGCGGGTATAGCTCAGTTGGTAGAGCAGCTGACTCTTAATCAGAAGGTCGTGGGTTCAACCCCCTCTACCCGCACCAATATAAGAATAGTAAATATAGGGGAGCGCCAGAGTTGGAGAGCTGGGGCGGTCTGTAAAACCGTTGCTTTCGAGCTGAGTGGGTTCGACTCCCACCTCCCCTACCATACAAATATTTGTTGCTACCCGATATGCAACTGAAATAAGGTCGGGTTCAAATTGACGAGTGGGTGATTCAATGAAGTTCCCGTTTGGATCTTTAATGTATTATGTGTCCCCGGTGAATGGAGCAAAAACACTTTGCCTATACATTCGAGACGATCATGGAAAGGCTGTTGTGTTCTTTGAGCACGCAGAATGGGCAGCTCGGGTTGGGTACGATCAGCTTGAAAAAATAATGTGTGCCTAAATTTTACAAGTGGCGGAATTGACCCCAGTAGGTGCGGGGAGCAGTCTTGAAAACTGTTGGTCGTGATGAGCGGCTTGTGGGTTCGAGTCCTACTTCCGCCGCCAACGGGATGTGTTGATATTTACTGCTTTCTAACGACCCCAAGACAAACGGTACGAAAGCGGCGCGGTTCCAGCGATAGGGGACGGTGGACTTTGCTACGCTGTCCTGTGCAATGCCGATAAACAAAAATGCGTAGCGCTATGGGATGATAGCTCAGTTGGAAGAGCGGCAGGTTGAAGCCCTGCGCGTCGGAGGTTCGATTCCTTCTCATCCCACCAGTCCGTAAGGATACTACCTATGATGACGTGTGACGGCTCTGACACGTCGGTAAAATAAAAATTGGCCGTGTGCAGGTAGATTGGGGTCGCTCCCTCCGGTGAAAGTCCGGCGCAGGCAAAACGCGATAGACCAACCTAAACGCTGTAAGCAAAGCGGCAAGCCGATCAGGAGCGCGGCGGGCTGGCATACCCCAACGGGACTTCGTGAGCCTGGGAAAGTATGCCCCTCTAATGGTAGTCAGCAATGGAGGATAAATAAGTGTAGTAACCGTGCAAATCGGAATTATTGCCTGATTGAGATAACATATCACGGCTGTGAATGGCGGTCGGAATCCAAGGTAAAGGTGTGTGGTGAGGCCGGGAGTAGAGTCACTTCATACAACATATGCGCCTGTAGCTCAGTTGGGAGAGCAGCGCACTTTTAATGCGTGGGTCGGGGGTTCAAATCCCTTCAGGCGCACCAGAAGAAATAATAACGATTGAGAAAACCTCGGAGTCTTTGGACTTCCGAGGTTTTGTCATATAGAAAGGAGGTCGCGGACATGGCGGCAAAGAAACAGCTGATGAAACCGGCTACGCAAAAGGTAGTGAAAGATGCGAAGCCCACCGAAGTTGAGCCGCGTGTAATCAGCGATGAAGAATATCGCTGTACCTGCTGCGGCCACAAGTACAAAAAACAGGAGACTAATTTTGGCCGTTCAAAGTCCCCTATTTATAAGGGCAACAACGGCTTTGTCTCTATCTGTAAGAACTGTGTTGCAGAGCTTTACGAACAGTACGTAAAGTTCTATGACGGAGACGAAGATGCGGCGGCAGAGCGGATTTGCCAGATCACGGATATGTACTTTGATTTGGATATCTGGGCGTCGTCACGAAAGATCAGTGAGAGCCGCAATGGAAAGAGTCGCAATCGGATCAGTACCTATATTTCCAGACTGAATTTGAGCCAGGTAGACGGAGCAACGACCTACTCTGATACATTGGTGCGGCGCTGGGAAGCCAATGTGGAAAACGCACCTACGGTGGAGGATGTGGCAAAAAATGACGACATCCAGACACCCGAGGAGGTTGTGCGCCGGTTTGGTGTCGGTTTTGATGCTGGCGACTACGATTCTATGCAGTACGAGTATCAGGATTGGGTAAAGCGATACGGCGAACCGATGGATAAGCGGCAGGAGGAGCTGTACGTTTCGATCTGCTTTATGAAGCTCAACCTGCGGAAGCTGCTTCAGAAGGGAGACTCCAATATTGGTACGGCTGCGAATAGCTACAAGTCGCAGATTGACGCAGCTACTACTGAGATCGAAGACCGGAAGAAAAAGGCTGAGGCTGAAAAGCAGCTGAGTCCTTTGGGAGAAATGATTCGAGATATCGAGGAATTTTGTCCAGCTGAATATTACAAGGACAAGAAGCTGTATGCGGACTTCGATCATTTGAAGGAGTATATTGAGCGGTTCATGACCAGACCTCTTCGCAATCTATTGACCGGCTCTAAGGAACTGGACAAGGAATTTAGCCTGTCTGATTCGGAGGAGTGAGTTATGGATTACGAAGCGTTGATGGATGGGCGGCAAAAACACGTTCATGAACATTTCTCACCCAATAGCAAATTGAACGACCCTGAGTTTGTCAAAAAGCTATTGGATTGGATAACGTTTTGGCGAAGGAACCCCAGCCGCTTTGTGCAGCGGTATTTCGGAATCACACTGTATCTCTATCAGCACATCATTTTGTATCTGATGGATATTTTTCCGAGTATCTGCATTGTGGCCGCTCGTAGTGCGGCAAAGTCATTTATCATTGCGGTCTATGCCTGTAAAGAAGCAATTTTGCGACCTGGATCATTGATCGTCGTAGCTTCGGCGACAAAAAAGCAGGCGAGATTGATCGTATCAGAAAAAATCGCCAAAGAGATTTTGCCAAGATCTCCGTTGCTTCAACAGGAGATTAAGACCATCAAGGACAACCAGAACGATATCGAAGTGAAGTTTAATAACGGAAGCTCTATTGTTGTATTGGTTGCCAATGAGAATGTGCGTGGATACCGTGCT